CTTGGGAAAAAGGTTGTTGTCGAGTTATTGAAAACGGCACCTCCGGATCTTGCAGACGTTCTATCGCTCCGGCAGCAGCTTGCCAAGTCATCGGTTCGGAAGTATCAGGCAATGGAGAATGCGGTCTGCGCCGATGGTCGCGCCCGTGGGATGTTTCAATTTTTTGGTGCCAATCGGACCGGGCGCTGGGCAGGCAGGCTTATTCAAATGCAAAACCTCCCTCAGAACCATCTGGAGGACTTGGCCGAAGCACGTGCCCTTGTGCGCTTCGGTGATTTTGATGCACTTGAAATGCTGTACGAGGATGTGCCGGACACGCTGTCGCAGCTTATCCGCACCGCCTTCGTCCCAAGGGCCGGGGCTCGGTTCATCGTATCAGACTTCAGCGCCATCGAAGCCCGCGTGATCGCATGGCTGGCCGGTGAACAGTGGCGACAGGATGTGTTTGCCAAAGGCGGGGATATCTACTGCGCCTCCGCATCGCAGATGTTCAAGGTGCCGGTTGAAAAACATGGCATCAACGGTCACCTACGTCAAAAAGGCAAGATTGCAGAATTGGCGCTCGGTTATGGCGGCTCTGTCGGTGCGCTCAAAGCAATGGGCGCTCTTGATATGGGACTTGAAGAGGACGAGCTCCCTCCACTGGTTGACGCGTGGCGGCAATCCAATCCGCACATTGTGAAATTCTGGTGGGATGTGGACAAGGCCGCTATGGAGGCAGTCCGTTATAAACGCACAAACTCGACACATGGAATCACTTTCTCCTGCCAGAGCGGGATGCTTTTCATTACGCTTCCCTCCGGTAGGCGGCTTGCTTATGTGAAGCCACGAATCGGAGAAAACAAGTTCGGTGGGCAGTGCATCACCTACGAAGGCGTTGGTGCTACGAAGAAGTGGGAACGACTGGATTCCTACGGACCAAAGTTCGTGGAAAACATCGTGCAGGCAATCTCCCGCGACATCCTCTGCAGCGCCATGCAAATGCTCAGACACAGCTCCATCGTCATGCATGTCCACGACGAAATCGTCATCGACGCGGATTCACAATTATCTCTTAAAGCTGTATGTGAACAGATGGGTCGGTCGCCGTATTGGGCAAAGGGACTGCTACTCCGCGCCGATGGCTACGAGACAGATTTTTATAAAAAAGATTGAGCCTTTTTCGTTCAAACCTGTTTTTGACCTCCATTGGGTAATAGAGGTGGACAAAAATCCCGCCCGGATTGGAGGTCAAAATGAGCATTGATAAATTTAACAGTGAGGGTTACTACGACCCAACCGCCTACGAAGCATTGTCTGCTATCGAAAAAGAAGAAAAGGCGCTTCGGGCATTCAGGCCAATTATCTATATCTGCTCTCCTTTTTCTGGAGATGTAGAAGGAAACGTAAAGGCTGCACAACGCTACAGCCGTTTCGCCGTTGACAAGGGCTTCATTCCCATTGCGCCGCATTTGCTGTTTCCACAGTTTTTGAACGACGACATTCCTGCCGAACGCCAGCTTGGGCTATTCTTCGGCAACGCCCTAATGAGCAAATGTACAGAGGTCTGGGTGTTCGGCAGCACCATCTCAGCTGGTATGTCGGCTGAAATCAAGAGAGCCAAGTGGAAGAACTACCGCTTACGCTACTTTAACGAAAACTGCGAGGAGGTTTAATCATGTACGCTATCACAGAAAAGGAAAGAAATATCGACGGCATCACTATCACGACCTTTAGCCGTGACATATACAACGCGAATGTTCTCGAAGTCGAGGCTGGCACCAACGGCTATAAGGGTGGAGATTCAGGTCATGGCAGTCGTACCTACTTTCGCATCGAGAATGCAGGAGGCACAGACATTGAAGCACATCTGATCGGACCATATGGAACAGATGGCATAGAGGTGTCTCTTGGTGGTGACTGCGAGCTCGAAACAATCATCACGGCACTCAAATTCATCACCAAGGTGCTAGAGGATGGCGCAACGGAGGTGAACGACTGATGTTCACTCTTTATCACGCCGACTTCATCGGCAACCCCGGCAACTGCTCCTATCCACACAAGGTCGAGGTCACTGATGCAAGTTCTCTGATTGCAGCTGTTGGCCATGACTATGTATGCGCCGAATACCGGAACAGCTATCGGAATGGCGAAAACTACATCGGTAGCAATTGCCTACCGGTGGACTGCGACAATGATCACTCTGAGCAACCGGAGGATTGGGTGCTACCCGCCGATGTCATGGAGGCGTTCCCCGGTGTCGCCTTTGCCGTTCATTATAGCCGCTACAATATGCGTGAGAAAAACGGCAAGCCCGCTCGACCTAAATTCCACGTACTATTTCCCATTGACCACGTTACAAACGCGGCTTGCTACAGCGATATGAAAAAGCTGGTCAACGCTATCTTTCCATACTTCGATACCAAGGCGCTGGATGCTGCACGCTTCTTCTTCGGGACTACCTCTCCGGAAGTTGAAATCTACACCGGCAGCATGAACTTAAGCGAGTTTCTGGAGGGCGAAGAGTTTGATGCTGATATGGCAGGTGGCCATCGTTCCACTCAAGTTATACCAGAAGGAAGTCGCAACGCTACAATGTCCCGTTTTGCCGGTCGGGTCATAAAAAAATACGGTGACAGCGACGCCGCTTTTCAGTGCTTCATAGACGAATCTACAAAATGCTCACCTCCGCTTGATGAGCAAGAGCTCATGACCATATGGCACAGCGCTCAGCGCTTCTTTTCAAAGGTACAGCAGCAGGACGGCTATGTTTCTCCGGAGGTCTACAACGACCCGACGTCCTATATGCCGGGCGATTTCTCTGATGTAGGACAGGCAGAAGTGCTGGCAAAATACTTCTCTGGGGAACTAAGGTATTCTCCGGCTACCCATTTTATCCGTTACACCAGCCATTACTGGCAAGAAAGCGAACCCGGCGCACAGGCAGTGGCTCATGAGCTGACCCGCCGCCAGCTGGAGGAAGCTACAAAGGATCTTCAGTCAGCGATGAGACTGCTGACTGAAAACGGTGCGCAGGAAATCCTTGCAAATGCTTCAAAGGCAAAAGCCGAGTCACTGATGAACGATACACAGCTCGAAGCATACAGAGCTTTCCTTTCAGCCAAGGCGTACCAATCCTTTGCCATTCGCAGACGAGACTCAAAGAATATTACCGCGACGCTGAAGGAATCCCGTCCAATGCTGGAAATATCACCGCGTGATTTAGATGCAGACTGTTTCCTTCTTTGTACACCCGCTGCTACCTACGATTTACGAAAAGGTATGACAGGAGCCAGAGAGCATTCACCTGAAGATTTCATTACGAAAATGACCTCTGTTTCACCCAGTTCCAAGGGTGAACAGATCTGGCAGAACAGTTTGGACCTCATCTTCTGCGGAAATCAGGAGCTAATCAACTATGTGCAAATGATCTGCGGGCTCGCCGCCATCGGTAAGGTCTATGTGGAAGCCCTGATCATCGCTTACGGCGGTGGGCGCAACGGTAAATCTACCTTCTGGAACGCCGTCTCCCGGGTGCTCGGCCTGTATAGCGGCAACATCTCCGCAGATACCCTGACGGTCGGGTGCCGCCGAAACATCAAACCGGAAATGGCCGAGGTTAAGGGAAAGCGTCTACTTATCGCTGCCGAGATACAGGAAGGCGCTCGACTCAATGACTCCACGGTCAAGCAACTCTGCTCCACCGACGATGTATTCGCCGAAAAGAAGTACAAGGACCCGTTCAGCTTCACGCCCTGCCATACGCTGGTGCTCTATACAAACCACCTGCCGAAGGTCAGCGCCTCCGATGACGGTATCTGGCGCAGATTGGTGGTTATACCCTTCGACGCCAAGATTGAGGGCAGCAGCGACATCAAGAACTACGGCGAGTACCTCTATCAAAATGCTGGTGAAAGCATTCTTGCATGGGTGATCGAGGGTGCCAAGAAGGTCATTGCGCTCGATTACAAAATTCCTGTGCCGGAGTGCGTGCAGCAAGCCATAACGGAGTACAGGTCGCAAAACGACTGGTTTGGCCATTTTCTTGAGGAGAAATGCGAGCTTGATGCAAGCTTTCGCGAGAGTTCCAGTTCGCTTTACCGGGCGTATCGCAATTACTGCATTGACACAAATGAGTATATCCGTAGCACGACAGACTTCTATTCTGCACTGGAGGCTGCTGGGTATGGCCGTATCAATGTCAAAAACAAGCGGTTCTTTGCAGGGCTGAGGCTTAAGATCGATGACGGAGATTTTGAGGATTTCTTGAATTAATTGGCTATGGGTTAACCTCGATTAAGGTCATATACAAAAAGTCTCTATAGGACTAAAAAAATAGCTCTAAGAAAAGTTTTATATATGACATGCGTCGAGGTTAACCCATCCATAAAAATCCTGATGGAGAGAATGAAAATGAGAGAAAAAGCAATCGAACGAAAACTGGTTATGGCAGTCAAAGCTGCCGGAGGCATTGCACCAAAGTTCACGAGTCCTGGATTTGACGGGATGCCTGACCGTATCGTGCTTCTACCGGGTGGTCATATGGCTTTCGTTGAAGTTAAGGCTCCTGGCGAAAAGCCCAGACCACTTCAGTTGGCAATGCACAAATTACTACGCGGGCTTGGCTTCAAAGTTTATGTCCTTGATGACGAGCAGCAGATTGGAGGGCTTCTTGATGAAATACGAACCACATGATTACCAGAAATACGCCACCCGCTACATCGAGGAGCATCCCATCTCCGCTGTTTTACTCGATATGGGTCTTGGCAAAACGAGCATCACGCTGACGGCGCTGAACGACCTATTGTTTGACAGCTTCGAGTCACATCGCATTCTGGTGATTGCACCACTACGAGTGGCACGGGATACATGGCCTGCTGAAGCAGATAAGTGGGAGCATCTCCAGAACCTCATCTGCTCCGTTGCAGTCGGCACTGAAGCAGAGCGTCGTGCAGCGCTTATCAAACCCGCTGACATCTACATCATAAACAGAGAAAATGTCCAGTGGCTCATTGAAGAAAGCAAGCTGCCATTTAACTTCGATACTGTCGTTGTTGACGAGCTATCCTCCTTCAAGAATTATCAAGCTAAGCGTTTTCGGGCACTGATGAAGGTGCGACCTAAGGTTAAGCGCATCATCGGCCTCACGGGTACCCCTTCCGCAAATGGCCTCATGGACCTCTGGGCTGAGTTCAGGCTTCTGGATATGGGTGCCCGCCTCGGACGGTTTATCAGCCACTACCGACTGGATTACTTCCAGCCAGATAAACGTAACGGACAGGTCATCTTTAGCTACAAGCCTCTGCCCGGAGCTGAACAGCGCATCTATGACAAAATCTCCGACATTACGATTTCCATGAAGTCTACCGACCTTCTGAAAATGCCGGAACTGATCAGTAGCGAATATACCGTCCGCCTCTCCGATGAGGAGCGTAAGCGTTACGACGAGTTGAAGCAGGACCTCGTCTTACAGCTCCCTAATGGAGATATCACCGCTGCAAATGCAGCCGCCCTCACCGGAAAGTTATGCCAACTGGCAAATGGTGCGATCTACACCGACGATGGCGACACCTTTACCATACATGACCGAAAGCTGGATGCACTAGAGGATATCATCGAGGCCGCTGGTGGCAAGCCGATCCTTGTGGCCTACTGGTTCAAGCATGACCTTGCCCGCATCACGGAGCGTCTACAAAAACTCCATGTCCCGTTCTCCAAACTGGACTGCGCCGACAGTATCCGAAAGTGGAATGCTGGCGAACTACCCGTAGCATTGATCCACCCCGCCTCTGCCGGTCACGGTTTAAACCTTCAAAGTGGCGGTTCCTGTATTGTCTGGTTCGGGCTGACCTGGTCACTGGAATTATATCAGCAGACCAACGCCCGCTTATGGCGACAAGGGCAAAACGCTGAAACGGTTGTGGTGCAGCACATTGTGGCCAAAGACACCATCGACGAGCGGATTCTGAAGGTGTTATCCAAGAAGGACAGCACCCAAGCCGCTTTGATTGATGCTGTAAAGGCCGATCTGCAAGTCTGAGACAATCAACGACAATCCGTGCCAATCCGAGAGAAATAAAAATCCGGAGGTACAGATTATGGACCCTTATCAAGAATTAGCAAACGCCATTGTTATGCAAGCAGTCAAGGATTATCGAATCGCTCTTCTTCATTCGAAGAAGCGTCCTGATAACAATGGCTACCAAATTGAAGTGGTATCTTTGGAGCGGTTTTTCCGTTCCGGTTGGTTTGGTGAGCTAACCAGTTTAAATGCTGAGTACCTCATTCGAAGAGTTAACGAGGAGGTGCAAAGGAATGACCGCTAAAGAGTATTTATCACAAGCTTACCGCCTTGATCAGAGGATTGCCAGCAAACTAGAAATGATGGAATCCTTAAATGATCTGGCAATGAGATGTACCACCACCATAACCGGTATGCCTCGCAACCCCAGCAAAAGCACCTCACCGATGGCAGACACCGTTCTAAAAATCATTGACCTTCAGGACGAGATCAACAGAGATCTTGAAAGCTTGGTAGATCTTAAGCGTGAGATCAACCTTGTTATCCGTGAAGTAGAATACAACGAGTATCGAACGATTCTGGAAAAGCGTTACATCAGCAATAAGTCTTGGCCAGAAATTGCTGTGGAGCTCGGGTATAACCTTCGCCATCTTTACCGATTACATGATGCAGCGCTTAACAAAGTAAGAATTCCTGAAGATGTCACTGTATGTCACTATTAGTCCAAGTGCAATCATGTTAATGTTAAGGTAGCGAAAAGCATCAAGGCGAAGCCTCGCGGGAGAAATCCTGTGGGGCTTTTCTTATGCCCCGAAAGTGAGGTGAACCCATGCCATATAAACCAAAACGTCCCTGCGCCTACCCCGGCTGCGGTCGGCTCGCTGAGCGTGAGCAATACTGCGCCGAGCATCAAAAGGTCGTTGACAAACAGTACAACCAGTACGAACGCGACCCCAAGTCCAACAAACGCTACGGCAGAAGCTGGAAGCGCATCCGTGACCGTTACATCAAATTGCATCCCCTTTGTGAGGAGTGCGAGAAGCAAGGCAAGCTGATGCCTGCCGAAGAAGTCCACCACATCCTCCCGCTCTCTAAAGGTGGCGGCAATGAAAAGAGTAATCTGATGGCTCTTTGTAAATCCTGTCACTCCCGAATTACTGCTGAAAGCGGTGACCGGTGGGGGTGATCAAATCTCTAAAACTTTTCAAACTGGACAGCGGCGTGGGGCTTCGTGTTGAAAAACGCGCTTTCAAACGAGGGAATAGCCCCGGCCCTGCAAAGTGAGGTGATATTTTTGGCAAAAGACGGTACCAACCGTGGCGGTGCACGTATCGGCGCGGGCGCAAAAAAGAAGCCCTTAGCCGACAAAATAACCGAAGGTAATCCCGGCGGCAGAAAACTGACTGTGATGGAATTTCAAGATGCAGCAGATCTCAAAGGCCTTGAAATGCCTGAACCAAACAAAATGCTTGAGGCCATACAAAAAGACGGAAAGACGCTCGTCGCGAGCGAAATCTATAAATCAGCTTGGACTTGGCTGAACGAACGCGGCTGTGCAGTGCTTGTCGCTCCCCAGCTTTTGGAGAGGTACGCCATGAGCGTGGCCAGGTGGATTCAGTGTGAGGAAGCAGTCACTGAATACGGCTTTCTGGCAAAGCACCCAACAACAGGCAATGCCATTCAGAGCCCATATGTGGCAATGGGTCAGAACTACATGAATCAAACAAACCGCCTATGGATGGAGATTTTTCAGATCGTAAAGGAAAACTGTACCGGCGAGTACAGCGGTGTGAATCCGCAAGATGATGTTATGGAGCGGCTCTTAACCGCCCGGAAAGGAAAATGATATGGCAAAATACAAAACTTCTGAAAGTGTCTGCAAGGGTCACCCGGATAAACTCTGCGACCTGATTGCCGACAGCATTCTTGATGCGTGTCTTCGCAAAGATAAAACTTCCCGAGTGGCCTGCGAGGTCATGGCGACAAAAGGCAAAATCATCGTAGCGGGCGAAATCACCTGCTCGAAAAAAGTAGACATCCGCTGGGTGGTCCGTAGAGTTCTTGAGGAGGTCGGCTACAACCCTTGGAAATTCATTGTGTTTGTATTCGTCCACCAGCAAAGCAAGGATATCGCGGGTGGTGTGAATCAGGCGCTGGAATCCCGCACCGGAGATACCTCTTGGTATTCCATGCTCGGCGCTGGCGATCAAGGTACTGTTTATGGCTATGCTACGGATGAGACGCTAGAAAAACTTCCGCTCCCTCTGGTATTTGCTCATAGCATTTGTCGAAAGCTTGATAGCACCATGAAAAACGGCGTCATCAAAGGCATCGGTCCTGATGGCAAAGCCCAGGTCACTGTCGAGTATGAAGATGACAAGCCCAAGCGCATAAAAACGATTATTGTTTCTGTACAGCACCGCGCTAATAAGGATTTAGAGATTCTCCGCAGTGAGATCATCTCCCAAGTACTGTGGCCGGTGTTCGAAAAATTCCCGTTTGATGACGACACTGAAATCCTCATCAATCCCTCCGGACGTTTTGTCGAAGGTGGGCCTGCAGCTGACACTGGTTTGACTGGTCGAAAAATTATGGTCGATAGCTATGGCGGCCTTGCTGCTCATGGAGGCGGTGCCTTCTCCGGCAAGGATCCGACGAAGGTTGACCGCTCCGGTGCCTACATGGCAAGGGTCATCGCAAAGAATATCGTCCGTTGCGGCTATGCGAAACGCTGTCAGGTGGCCATCTCCTATGCTATCGGCAAGGCTGATCCTGTTGCGGTTGAGATTGATACCTTCGGTACGGGTACTGTTTCTGATGAGATTCTTCGCAAAGCGGTCCTCGAGGTTTTTAACCTTCGTCCAGCAGCGATCATCGAAATGCTGAGCTTGCGTGATCCCATCTATGCAGATACAGCAACCTATGGCCATTTCAGCGGAACGCTTTCTCGCTGGGAATGGCTGGACCGTTATAACGAACTACGAGAGGCGGTAAAGAAATATGCTGATTGAGAAAAAGAAAACCGCCGAGCTTCTGCCTGCGGACTACAATCCCCGCAAGGACTTAAGACCCGGCGATCCTGAATATGATAAGCTTAAGCGCTCAATTGAACAGTTCGGATACGTCGAGCCGGTCATCTGGAATAAGGTGACCGGCTGTGTTGTAGGTGGGCACCAGCGTTTAAAGGTGCTCATCGACATGGGCATCACCGAAGTCGAGTGCGTAGTGGTCGAAATGGATGTCGAGAAGGAAAAAGCTCTCAACATCGCACTGAATAAGATTTCTGGCGAATGGGATAAAGAAAAGTTGGCTCTGCTCATTGCAGATTTGCAGGGTGCAGACTTCGATGTATCGCTCACCGGCTTTGATCCTGCTGAACTGGATGATCTGTTTAAGGATAGTATCAAAGACGGCATCCACGATGATGATTTTGATGTAGAAGCAGAGCTAAAGGAACCTCCGATCACCAAGCTCGGTGACCTCTGGACCCTTGGTCGGCACCGACTGGTCTGTGGCGATAGCACCAAAAAGGACACCTTTGATTTGCTGATGGCCGGAGCCAAAGCCAATCTCGTGATCACCGACCCACCTTACAACGTCAACTATGAAGGCAGTGCCGGAAAAATCAAAAACGACAACATGGGTAACGACGCCTTCTACCACTTTCTGCTCGATGCCTTTACAAACACCGAAGCAGTCATGGCAGATGACGCCAGCATCTATGTTTTCCACGCCGACACCGAAGGACTGAATTTCAGGAGAGCCTTTGTGGATGCCGGTTTTTATTTGTCCGGCTGCTGCATCTGGAAGAAGCAGTCGCTGGTTCTGGGACGCTCTCCATACCAATGGCAGCATGAGCCTGTGCTCTATGGTTGGAAGAAAACCGGAAAGCATCAGTGGTACACCGGCCGGAAGGAAACCACCATCTGGGAGTTCGACAAGCCTAAGAAAAATGGCGATCACCCGACCATGAAGCCGGTCCCGCTCTTGGCGTATCCGATTATGAACAGCAGCATGAGTAACACCCTGGTGCTTGATCCCTTTGGCGGCAGTGGTTCAACACTCATCGCCTGCGAACAGTCTGACCGCTCCTGCTTCACTATCGAGCTCGACGAGAAGTTCTGTGACGTTATCGTCAAGCGTTACATCGAACAGGTCGGCTCTGCTGACAAGGTTTCTGTCCAGCGCGATGGTCTGCTCTACTCCTATGTGGAGGTGACAGCCAGCGAGGATAGCAAGGCTTGACGACAGCACCACTGATGATAAACAGTCGACTCCTCCGACTCGATTTGGCACATATATTTCTCGAAAATCACTTGCTATATAGTGCCTTTAGAGTGATGTATGTACATACCAAAACGATAGGAGGTTTTGAAAATGGAAATCAAGTACAACGTAACCGGACCCGACCGCAAGCGACTGGTACAGGCCATTGCGCAAATTCTTGAAAGCGATGCCAAGTACCTCGGTGTTCCATCCTGTGCTTATCAGGTGAACAACTTCACCATCAGTAAGGACGGCATCCTTTCCTTTGACGACCACACCAACAGCAGGGAGGGTGAGCAGCTTATCGAGCGCCTTTGCGAGATGGGCTTTGAGGCTGAGATCGAGGAAGTCACAGATGGGCTTTGCATCGAGCTTCCGTTGAAAGACACCACCGAAGCAGCGATTGACAACCTGCGCAGGATGGTTGACAGCAAAGCGA